CAGGGGTCAATCCGGTCAATGCGCTTTACCGCCGTTATTCCGAAGTGGACGAATACGGCGCCTGCAAGTGCATCGTTTCCGGATATTGGCCGCAGCGTCCGGACAAGGGACAATACACCAGGCTGGATGTCCTCTCCGAATACGACCCGCAGATGCACGCTGAAGTGTTGAAGTTTGCCGGAAAGGTGAAGGACGGTTTCATCATGCCGGTACGCGACAGCTGGAGCAACGACGACCTTTACGGCATGCCCATCTGGTGGCCCGCCTACGTTTGTGGATGGGTGGAGATAGCCCATCTTATCCCCCATTTCCTCAAGAAAGCCTACAAGAACCAGATAACCTGGAAGTGGCATGTACAGATACCGTATTCCTACTGGGAGAAGAAATACCCGTCCAAGGACTATTCTGCCAAGGAACGTGAGGCGGCCATACAGAAGTACATGGATTCTGTGGAGCAGAACCTTTGCGGACCGGACAATGCGGAGAAGCCCATCTTCTCGCATTATGCCGTGAACGAGATGAACGGCAGGATTGAGGAGGAGTGGAAAATCAAGCCACTGGAGAACAAATACCAGGGCAGTGACAATCTTCCGGTGTCGGCGGCCGCCAACTCCGAGATACTGTTTGCTCTGATGGTGAACCCGAATGTGCTTGGTGCAGGTATGCCCGGTGGTACTTATGCCGGCAACCAGGGCGGTTCCAATATCCGTGAGGCGTTCCTTGTGAACATTGCCAACGCATGGATTGACCGGCAGAACATCCTGGACCCAATAGAACTCTACATCAAAATGAACGGCATGCCGGAATGCGAGCTGCGTTTCCGCAATACCGTTTTAGTAACCCTCGATACCGGAAGCGGTACCAAAAACACATTGAGCTAATGATATTCAGTGCAGAGAAATGGAACAATGGCAAGGAGCTGAAAGCGGTGATGAAGGTGAACACCGCCATTTCCTTTGACATGATGGAAGCACCGCTCCGGAATGCTTTCCGACAATACCTTGTACCGTTATTAGGCGATGCGATGGTGGGCGAAGTGGTTGAGATATACAAATTCGGTCCAAATCCGGATGTATTGGAACAGAATACCGAAGGGGCAACCGAACGGGAGAAACTGGACAGCCGCCTGCTGGAGATTTGCAAACGCGCGAACGCGAACCTGGCGTTCTGGAACGATTTCGATGAAATCAGCATGCGTATCACCGATGCGGGATTCCAACGTCAGAAATCCGACAACGGCGAATCATTCCAGCAGGTGTACAAGTACCAGGAAGATAACCTGCGGGCATCGTTACGCAACAAGGGGTTCAATGCACTCGACGAGCTGCTTGAGTTTCTGTATGCCCATATAGCCGACTATCCGGAGTTCGTGTCCTCCCAGGCCTATCAAGACCGTAAATCAGCCATTGTCCGCAGTACCGCGGATGTCAATGACGTCTGTTTTATCAATGGCAGCCGGATTGTTTTCCTTCGCCTGCAGCCGCACTTGAAGTTTGCCGAGGAGATGCTCCTTCAGCCGGCCATCGGTGACAAGCTGTATGAGCATCTGATTGACGGACTGGTAAATCCCCCAGAAGACGAAGAAGCCCGGAAGAGCATGGAGCGGTTGCGCCTTGCCTGCTCCCGCTACATTGTGGCAATGGCGGTCAGACGGCTGCTGATGGAGACGGGTAGCGTCACGGACCGGGGGCTGTACTTCACCACTGTACAGCCGGGTGAAAAGGGCAATGAGGAGAAGAGACCCGTCGATGCGGAGCGTATCGCCGTACAGATTCAGAATCTGAAAGCGGATGCGGACATGTACATGACCGTGCTGCTGCGTACGGTACGGAACTGTTTTGAGAATTTCTATGAGGGTGATCCCAGGCAGATATACGACCGGGACAATGACCATAAACGCACATTCTGGACATGAGGGAGCTTCGCATTGCATACCGTAGATTCGGAATCCACCATGAGATAATCCGCCAGGTACCTCAGAAGTGGGAGGAACTGACACCGACACAGTTCCTGCTCGTGTCGCGGCTTTATCTTCAAGAAATAGACGAACCATCCTTCCTGAAGGAGTTCTATTCCCTGCCGTCCGGGGTTGGTTCCGACACCTATTACAGTTATAAGCTGAGCGAACTGGTGGAGTTCATCAGCGACTGCCGTGTCCGGATGGACCGCTTTATCCTTCTTGTCGTCTCCGGGCTGAAAGCACCAGGAGAACGCTTGAAGGGGATGTGTTTCGAGCACTTCATGCACGTGGACACGGCTTTCAACCGATATGTCCGTGACGGCAAGGATGCCTCACTGGACACTTTCGTATCAATGCTCTATTTGAAAGACAACGAATATATTGTCCTACCGTCGGGTGGGAAAAACGGCTTATTTAGCAGGCAGAAACCGCTGATACTGCAAAAACGGATAATGAAGGTGGCAAAAATGGACAGGCACGTCAAGTATGCCGTATTCCTGAACTACGTTTTTGTCAAGAGGTGGCTTTCAAAGGCTTTTCCTTTCCTCTTTCCGTTGGATGATGAACCGGAACCGGAGGAAAATCGGAAAAGACCAACAGCACCGTCTGTCAACTGGCTCGACATCTTCGACGCTTTTGTCGGTGACGATGTGGCAGTGATGGAGAAATACCAGGCAATGCCGGTGGCAACGGCATTCCGCCTGCTCAACAAAAGGATACGTGACGCCCAAAAACAGAAGAAATGACTTTTTCGGAATACATAGAGAATCTGGCTGAAAGGCATGTCGATATACGACACAAGGAGAATGATGAAGTACACTTCCTCTCATCAGAACGGGAGAAGCATACGGCACTGGACAGCGTGCTCCACTATCCGGCAGTGATTGTAGACCGTGGCTCAGGATTCGGTTACGGCGGTAATCCGGGCGCATACCGAAAAGACCGCGATTACCTGCTCTTCATTGTGGAGCATGTGTCCGACACCTCCGACTATGAGCAGATAGAGGCTGCCCTTGACAAGTGCGAACGTATTCTTGATGAGCTGCTCAACCGGGTACTCGAAGACAAACGGAAGAACCGCCAATGGCTTGCCTTTTCACTCGAAGAGGTGGAAGCGGACTATGTGGTGAACAATGATAACCAACTCTACGGCGTAGTTGCGGCTGTTAGTCTGTCCGAACCTTATAAAGCTTTGAACTGCCGGAAGGCATTTTTATGATACAGTATGTCTGATACACTTACAACATTGAAGGAGCTGGCGGCACAAGTGCGTGGTGCCACCCGAAAAGGTGAGAATACGGCTGAACGTGTCGGGCGTCTCTTTGTGGGCATCCTTACCCTCATGGAAGAATCCGAAGTTTCATTCGAGCCTTCCGAAGGATACGATACGCTTGGGACATTGAAGGAACTGGCGGCACAGGTACGCAGTGCTACCGAGGACAGTGAGAATACCGCCGAACGTGTCGGACGTGCCTTTGTCGGCATCCTGAACCTGCTGAAACAATCCGGAGTTGAGTTTGAAATTGTCGAGGGCGGTGATTCCATAGAGGTTCTGCAGACTCTTTCCGGGCAGGTGCGTGGTGCTACCCAAAAGGGTGAGAATACCGCCGAACGTGTCGGACGCATCTTTGTCGGCATACTGAACCTGCTGGCCGCTTCTGTTGGCGACGGTTTCCTTGTCCGCAGCGACCTTCCCGGCTATTACTATTCCAGTACTCAGGATGCGCTGAACGCGGTTCGGGCGACATATCCTGACGGTCTGACCCGGAATGTGGAGATAACCTGCATCAAGGCTGCCAGGGAAAAGAGAAAGGAAGGCCATTATCTTGCCGAGCTTGCCGATTGGAACCTGCGCAGCATGTACACGCTGACAATTGACGGAGGCTCCGTATTGACTCTGGACGGTAATGCCCTGGGATGCCTCTCGTTCTCCTGTGTGGACAACGTGGTTGTCAGGAACGTCCGTTTTGAGGACTATTCCAACTATGTGGGGCATCAGATTCCGGATGCCGTGGGTGCCGTATCATTTACCGGCAGTACATCACGGTACGCCAGGAACTTTTTTGTCGGAGGATGCACCTTCAACGGCAGGTCCATGACGGACGAAGAGGTCATGTCCTCCAATTCCCTGATATTCATTGACACCGAGAACGTGACCGTCAACAACTCTTCGTTTGTTAACGGGTGCGGTCCCGTTGTCAATGTCGACAATTGCAGCCTCCTTTCAGTCCTGAACAATGATTTTGCCATGGCGCCTCATGGTACCGGCTATCCTACGGCTGTGACATTCAGTACCGGCAGGG